CTACAACGTCACCCAACTGCCCGGACTGTTCTTATATTTGGAAATATTTACGGCCTTTCCGTAGAGCTTGTACACATAGTACACGCCGCAGACAACCTTATGCACTGCATTGGTTTTGTTCTCCGCATCCTTCGCCGTTCTGTACCCATCTATTTCAGTGTCAAGAATAATCTTGTCACCAACAGACAAAGGCTTTTTCGACTGGATGATCCATGCCGGTATGCCATAGCAGTCCCACTTCTTTTCATTGAAAGTCTTATGCTCGCAACCATTATACATCTCGTATGTGGTTCCGTCTCCCATATAGGTACCCACATGGACTATCTTGCCTTCCTGTTTCCGGAACACCAGACACATCTTGTCTTTCGGCATCTTCTTAATATCACCCTTGATTACGCACTCGGCATAATATCCGGATGCAGTATTATCCTTACCGGAAAGTCTTTTTAATGCACCGCTACAATCCGCTCCGAATTTACCTTCGATATTCTCGATGGATAACTTCTCGTAATGCTTAGTGCCAAACCGATCCTTCAGACTCTCAAAAAAATCTGCAGTGATTACTTCTCCGTCAGCTCCCCACAGATATATAGTGCCGGCTGCTTCCAGGGCCTTCCAGTACCGGCGTACACCTTCTGCACTAATTCCCATTGCCATCACTTCCCTTCTTTGCCGACTGTGTTCCGTAATAGAACGAAATCACAACAGTGAAAACTGTCAAAAACTGCTCGCCGCTGATAACTCCTCTTAACGCAAGCACAGAGAAAACACCGGCCAGCAAAAGAGTAACACCACTCTTTACATCAATCAGCTTTGCAATTCTTTCGATAATGCTCTTCATACTTACTCACCCCCTACGTCGTGTGCTTTCTTATTTATGTGCTTCTCAATCTTCCTTCTTGTTTCCGGGACTGTATGGTTACACCCCAACTGCTCCAGTCCGTCCAGACACGCAAGAATACCATAAGTAAGAAGACATTGTTCTTCCTTCATTGCCTTTATCTCAACATCCTGTTGTTTCTGTCTTAGGTACCAACGATACACCGCAAACAAGGATGAAAAGATTGCAATGGCCGCACCGAGAACCGCACCGGCAGCAATGATGGTTGATCCGTCAATATACATCCTTTCTCCTTTCTGCAAATTGCGGAAGGAAACCTCGAATTCCCTTCCGCAGATGCCCCTATTCATTGTCGGTTACTACTCATCCTTGTACTCTTCACCAAGGTACTGCTCGTACTGCTCTGCGGTAATTACTCCATCTACCACATCCGCAATCGCAAGTTCTCTTACAAGAGTCTTCATGTCATCATCCAGGCCATCAAAGGTCTTTTTGTTCTTCTTGATGAGTCTCCAGTAGCTCTGTGCAATCGGTCTTAACTTTTCAAGCGGCATACCATTCACCCCCTTCCTTTTAAGATAACATCAGCTCATATAAGCCGGTGATCGCTTCATCCTGTGCATCGTTCACTTCGCTCTGAGTGGTCTGTAATTCATACAGCAGAACAACCGCTTCATCTGATGCAGTAAGCATTTCTTCCTGGATTGCAACTGCTTCTTCCAACTGTGCAATCCTTTCTTCCGGGGACACATACGGCTTCCAATCCTCGTTAAGAACGAACTCTCCGTTCTCATAGAAGTATTTTCCGTCTACATAGTCACTCGGAATAGTTACATCTTCGACAAGCGTGAAACCATCGTCAATCATGTAGTACAAGATATTGTCCTCGGCATCTGCCAATCTCCACTTATCTTCGTTCTCATATATGCCATAGCTTATATTCTCTGCTATAGCATATATCTCATTGCCTTTAATAAGTAACTTCATAAAATGCCTCCTTTAAACATAATTGTAATCAACTGCACTCACGGCATAACAATATTGAGCCGAGTCTTTAATCTTGACAATAGTCCATGATGAACCATAGTTATCACTGTACATCATGTAACACTTAGATGCGTCCGTCTTAAAAGCATATACTCTTTCTCCAACAAAGGCCGCTGTAAAAGTATTGATATAATACGAACCAACATTTGGAGAAAGTAATTGGCTTCCAACACTGCCGCCTTGTGTTGCTGTTTCACCATCAAACTTAAAGCAAGTGTCTCCCATGGTGCCTACAATATAATTTTCATTAGAAGCAACTGCACCTAAAAACATGGAAAAAGATTTTACAACTGTACCACAACTACTTGAATCTGGTATCTTTCTACAGTAAGTTACACCAGAACTATAATAAGACTGTATAACTCTAAGAACACCATCTTTTATTGACAAAGCACCTTTGTTACAATTAAACACATTGTAGCTACTCCCACCTACAAATTGTCCATCAGAAAAGTACATACTTGAAAACCTGTATACATAAGCAGTTTGTGACTCATTTCTTTGATGAATATAAAGAAAATATCCTGTGAAACTGCCCACTTTTCCGTATCTAAAATCTATAGGCTTTGCGCCTTCCTTTAGTTCCACTGTGCTTCCTGTTGGAGCAGTGCTAGTTACACTCATCTTCCTTGCAGTCCATGTCGCTCCAAGGTCAGAACTGTACCAAATATTATTGTAGGTATGGGTTGCTCCGACAATAAATATTTTCCCATCAAGGTAACGAAGCAAATAGGTTCCAGCACCCTGTCCAGAGCTTTTCTGTGTCCATGTCATGCCCCTGTCATAGGAAACATATAAATACCAAGTATAAGGGCCGGCTCCAGCACCTGTATAATATTCGGCAATCCCATATAACACTCCGTCTACAGAAACCGCACTCTCTATCCATCTTGGAATCGTGGCACTTTCTTGCCACTCTGTTCCATCATCGGATACACTTGCAACAAAAGGACTTTTATCAAGAAAACAAGCAATGTTTGGTGTAAAACTACTCCACAACTTCGCAAGTTTTCCATTCTCCACCACATAAGCCTTCTTCAGCTTCACAGTTTTGCCGTTTTCCACGACATAAGCTTTTTTTAATTTTGAGGTTTTCCCACTTTCAACATCATATATTCCCATGAAACCACCTCACTTACTTCGTAAATACAACTGTTCCGTCAGAATAATTTACAGTCGCACCTTCGCCCGGATCAGTATCTAAAACAACTGTTTTAGCGGAGTTGCCGTCATGGTGGAGTTTTCGTACTGTTACTCCGTCACTACCTACCAAAACTGGATTGTCTGCACCGACAAAACCAAGAAAGCCTAAAGCCCCACTCATTCCAACGTATCGAGTATATACATTGTTACCACCAGTAGCGACAAGTTCTAATATAGTACCTTTCTCATCTTCTACTGTTAAGGCTTTCGACAGTTTACTGCCAGTAATTCCGCTTGCCGTTCCTTCAAATGTGGTTGTTCCGTCGGGTAAGGATTTGATAATTTCTTTATCGTTGTTCGTATCTCGAATACGATACGTTCCGTCCGACAAAATTTGTTCTGTTATAAATCTTTTTGCGTTTTTTAAACCCCAAGTAAATCCACTTTCCGAATTTCTGTCACCGATACCGGCTTCCGCACCAGTGATATATCCACCCGTAAGCGGTAATACATGGCTCGCCATGTTACCGGTGGTAAGAGGAGTCGCATTAGCCGGAATATTGTATGTGGTGGTTACTGTTACTCCCTCTACAGTTTCCTCTGTAAGTGTTGGAGTAATTGCTTGCCACAATCCAGCATTAGTTTTTCCATGCGTAATTTCAAACAGAGTAAAATTTCCGCTTGCGTGTCCACCTTCATAATAAATTTCTAAATATGCCTTTAATTCGGTTGTATTGTACGTGTATCTCGCCTTTTTAATCAAGTGAGTACGTGATTTACTGCTTAAACTCGTAATCGTATGCACTCCACCAGACAACACTTCAAACAATAATAAATGTTGTTCGTTTGGGTTGTTTTGGTGATTTCGTCTGATAAACAGCATTGGAGAACTCGCCAATGCTCCATTTATTTGTGATTCGGATTTTCCAATCAATTCTGCTACTCGATACCAACCATCAGACATAAGTGAATTATTACTTGTGGTCTGAGCTGCATTTAACTCATCTGCCGTAGCAAAATACTCCGCTTCATGTCCGTCAAGGGTTTTGGCATCAACATTTTCAAATGCTTCCGCAACCGCTTTGTTTGCTATTGGATTGGTGCTATCTTCGGAAAGATCGGTATCAATCGTCAAATCGGCAACTGTTTCCGCTCTCTCCGCAGCCTGTTCTGCTCTGGTGGCAAACTCGCTTGCGTCTTCCGCAAAAGACTGTGATGCGTCGGCACTGCCAGATGCACTCTGTGCCATGCTCTCCGCAACATTCCTTGATTCCAATGCAAAATCTACATAGCCCTGTAATTCGGTCCGACTCTCCTCGAAATCACTTAACGCATCGTTTACGCCCTGGATAGCTTCGTCAGCTCTGGCGAATACGTCAGATAAGCAGTCGTTTGTATATTCGGAATCGTCCGCATACTTCACGACGAAGACATATTCCGGAGTAATCTCAATCGATACAATTCGTGTGTCGTACACGAGCTGTGCCTTTGCAAGTGCCGCTTCCAATGCAGAGAACGTAGGCGTAGTCTCCGCCTCAGTATCACTCACCTTGCTCTCCTGGACATCCAGCGCAAACAAAGGAGCATACAGAACGGACTCTCCGTTCAGAATCTTCAACTGCATTTCTACGATACCAGGCGAATCGATATCGGACTGATTCACATCATAGTAAACTGTGTTGTCGATAACCTCACACGCTCCGTAATTTGTCACGCCGTTGCTCTTGGTAACGTACATGATCGCCGCCGTTCCTTCGCCAAGATTACACGGCAGTCCGCTTGCGTTGATGTTGACTGCAATAGTCCTGGATGCAACGTCGCCGGTAAAGAATCCACGAATCACCTTCTGTACTCCGCCCTTGTGTGCGTCCAGGATGATTCTGTATTTTATCTTATCCATCATTGTCCCCCTTCCGTTTATTTTGCCTCTTTCCTTAAGAGTAAAGGAAAAGGAGAGGGCTTTTCTAACCCTCTCCTTCAATTTATTTCTCTTTTACCTTTAAGGACTCGTAAACCTCTCCGATGGAGTTATTCCAGATTGCAATCACATCACGATATGCATTGCTTACCGGAAGTCCGCTAATCTGTGAACCGGTCTTTAACGCAGACGTGATAATGGAGTATACAGTCTTGTAATCCCACTCACCTTCCATAATAGCTTTGTAAAGCTTTCTGTACAGGTAGTAAGAACTCTGGATTCCTTGCATATCCATTCGCCCTACGTTGAATCCCTTGTAAATCGAAACAACGTCTCTTAATACCGGAAGCATTCCGAGAACGTCAGATAATGCGCTTTCCGTTGCATTGTCAATCATCGCATCCATAAGCTTCTCGTCTTCGTCATCGTCTCTGAGACTATCAACAAGACCGCCGACAAGAGAAGAAGCGCATAATGTAACGAAATATGCAGCGGTCACTCTTGCAATCTTCTTTCCGTTCTTCTTGATTGCCACCCCTTTTCCGGACTGTCTCCTATCCGCATTGTAGCTGATGTACAAATCGTGGAGCATATTGTACGAAATCGAAGGTTCGGACATGAACGATGTCATCATCTGGTTGTGCGTGGAAGGATTTCTCATCGTCTGTGTCCTCGTCATCGTGGAGTCTACCACCTGGGTGGCGTAAATCACGTCACGGAGACGATTCGCAATAGCATCATCCTTTGCCTTACCGGTAAGTCCCGGCTGCTTATCGTTGATTTCAGCTTCGCAAGCATTGTAGAGGTATCCCCATGTAATTGCGTCGCCCCACTCGGCAAGCTTCATGGAATATTCTTTCGCTTTCTGGTACCATCTTTCGTCATGCTTAATCAATGATGTAACGCCTCTGCTGATATTCGTATCGTAGAATCCCATCGACTTCCACAACGCAATTCCACAGGTATCCTTTGCCTTCTGGACATTAGGCTTATGGGCCAGTGCCGCAGTAAGGTACTTTGAATCAATTACGGCCGACGCTCTAAGATAAGATACCGGCTGAAGGAATGCTACACGGAGATTTGCTCCGACTGCAGAGGTCTTTACAGCAGAAATCAGCTTTTTCGCAAACTTCTCATTTCCGGTTAATCCGCCACTGTGCGCTCCGTTCAAATCCTTCATAAACTGCATGATGTACTTCGTGGAGCCATCGCCGTATGCCTTTTTCAAGGACTGCTTCAAGGACTTTGTCCTTTTTCTCTTATCTTCCGGATCGTCCGGATTGATTCTGTAGCTTTCCTTGTAATTGTACCACCGGAACATATCAAGTACCGGAAGAGCAATGGCGTTGTACTTTGCCATATCAGAGGTGTGTGTTGCGAATACATCAAAGATATTATCAACGACGATTCTGTTGTTCGCATTAGGATTCAACGCCTTTGTGAAATCCATATTCAGAAGGCGGAATACCTCACTGCCTCTGTCAGACTTCGGAGTATCATCACCGGTCACCACACTTGAATCGGACTGGATAGGGAAGTAATTCTCCTCTCCGAAGGACTTAATGCCGAACCGCTTCATGGAAACCTCGTTGCCCCACTCGGAGCAAACAGTGTTCATGAACTCCTGGAGAGCGTCTGCAACTTCCTTCTGCCGGTTGGTCAAGGTGGAAATCACTTTGTCAATCTCGTGCGGAAGTAATAATGCACCATCCTCATTCGTGATTTTGTTCGTGCCTACCTTAAAGTCCGCTACACGCATACCGCCGGCAACGAGATGCTGACGTGCCTGGTCTCTCTTCTGCAAGCAGTAAAGAGACATAATCTGTGCCGTGGTCATCTGCACTTTGCTTCCGTCGCTAAACTCAAAGGTATGAACCTCTTTGCTCCACTCTTTTACTTCCTTTGCGGAATAGCTCTTCTCAGAGTAATCCACAACACGCTTGATGTTGAAGGCCATCTTATCCCATCCGTTCTGCATATTACGGAAAATCTGCTGGCCACCTTCTCCCATCATCTTGAACACATAGACCGGAAGTCCATTATCAAAATTGAAGAAGTCTGAGATAGCACCTACCTTACTACTCTTTTCTCCGAGATAGCTCGTATAATTCATCGTGCTCTGTGCAAGGAAAGAAATTGCTTTGCCGTTTGCGTCAGCAAGGGCCTTATTTGCAGAGGTAACAATGTGAGACAAAACAGAAATCATCTTGTTCATATCCTGTAACTCCTCAAGCGTCATGTCACGAAGGACGAACTCGTTATCTCCTACCTTTGCAACGATTGCGTCAATCTTGTCCTTGATTCCTTCCAGGAATTCCACATAGTCAACCGGCATATCAATGCTATAGTCTTCCTCGCCCTGTCTCTTCTCGATTTCACTCATGGACTTATACAGATGGTCAAACGCCTTCTGTAAGGAGATGTCCTTCTGCGTCGGAACGCCGGTGCCAAGAAGTCTCTCGGAAGAGAAATCCAACGCCCGGAGAACCGCAGCTACCGGTGCCTTCAACTCATCGACGATATGCTCGTCCTTGGAATTGTTCTTCAGCCACTTGTTAAGCTTCAAGGACTTCTTGGTAATCTGGGCAATCTGAGAACGACGCTCCAGTTTCTCACGATACTGCTTCGTGTACTCATTATTCTCGGCTTTAATCCGGGCAATCTTCTCGTCTCTTTCCTTACGAACCTTATGGATCAGTTTGGAGTAGTGCCACTGAGTCTCAAAAACCTCTGCGTCCTTCTTCTCACGAAGCTCCTTCATAGCCTGGCGATGTTCAAATTTTAACCGCTTAACTTCCTTGTCGTGCTTATCGGCAAGAGTGCGTACCGGAGATACATTCCAGAACTGCTGGTAAATCTCAAATACCAGGTCCCTTACGGCCTCGGCTTTGTTATAGGTTTCTGCAATCTCGGATGCCGCTTTCGTGGAATCGTAAATATCCAACAGAGCAGTTGCCATATCCGCATCAGAGATATTTGCGTCAAATACATCCGGGTACTGTGTCGCCCACTCGCTCCATACGGACTCAAGCGGAATTCCGTCGTTTGCCACAGTCACTCTTCCGAAGTAGCTCCGGTTCCAATTCTTTCCGTAGGCATACTCTGCTTCAGCCTTCTGAGTATCATTGAGCGATATCTTCGTATTACGGATGGTGGAAAGAATCGACTTTGCGTAGTCATTCGTAACCTTGCGCTCTTTTGCTTCGGCGAGAACTCTGTTTACCACGTCCGTTGCCAGAGTCTCGTACTCGTTCCACGCTACTCCCTCGCCCTGGAGATATTCGTAGAGTCTCTTCAGATCGGATGTAAGGTCCGCTTTGTTGTACCGGCTATTCGCCAGATTCAACACACGGCCGGCTACTGCTGCAATGTGGTTCTCGTTCAGAACTCTTCCGCTGGTCACAGTCCGCTCCAGGCGATTCTTCTTACGGAGTCTTTCCGTGTCTGCCTTCAGCTTCTCGTTCTCTTTCTGGAGCCGCTTAAGCTCTCCTACAGAGTCGTAGATGCTTTCGTTCTGCCGGTCCGCATACCGGATGTCCGGATGGGAAGTCGGATTCGTGTTTGCAACGGATTTTATTTGATTGGAATCGAAGACAACAGCGACTGTGGATGACTCGCTTTCGGAAAAACTCGTTCCGTTTGCCATATCCACAACATTATTGATAATAACTCCATCGTATCCGTTTGCTTTCGCATAATATGCGTACTGCCTGGTGTTTCTCGGAATCAACTCCTTTGTCTTACTGTCAATGGTGACAGACTCAAAATCTTTTCGTCCATTTTCTACACCTTTCGCAACATATTCTCCGAACTTCTCTCGGATATCATCAATGCTCATCTCCGCACTCTCAGCTTCGCCGTACTGACTCAGCATATCTTCCCACTCTACGTTGTAAGTGCCGCCATTCCCGGTAACATAAATGTAATTGTACCGGTCAATGCCTTTTGTCTTTGAAAGCGGAATATCGTTCCACTCACGTCCCTTTGCATCCACGACAAGCGGATTTTTAATATTGAGATATACCTTGTAGTTTCTCGCACCATAAACGTCAAAGTCGGCCCATTCATTAAGGATATGCTCATACATCTCCTTGTTACTCGAAGTCGAGAAGAAAACGTATCCATCTTCTTTGCGGATAAGCTTAAACTCACCATCTTCCCGGATTACCTCGAAATCGTCCTTGTCGTCCAAATACTCATTAAGTCCAGATGCAGTCTCCGGTGCCGGTTTCGGAGCATACTCTTCGTATGAACCACTATATCCGCTTGCGACGGAAAGTTTGTCTGTAAAGAAGAAACTTATTCCATCGTCACTGTTGGAAGCATCAAAAACAGTAAAACTCGCACTGTTTGTTCCATGATACATCACCTTCAGACTTCCGTTCTCGTCACGCATCTTGCTGGACTCGAACAAAGCAATCTGCTCCTTCGTAAGACGATTGCCATCAGAGTCGCGGTCGGAATACTTTCTGCCACCTACAATCTCATCCACAACCTCGATGCGCTTCGACTTGATTACCTTCTCAAGTTCTTCCGTAGAAAGATTACTCTCGCGATACTCCTCGCGCTTCTCTCCATTAGAGAACTGCTGAAGAAGCTCGTTTCTACGGAGAGTCTCACCATCCTCGAAGAATTTCACAGCCTTGTCAAACTTATAGTCCTTAAGGGAAAGAATCTGCTGCGGTGCCGCCTTTCCATCCGGAGTAAACATTCCGAAATCGCCCAGGAACTTGTAGTATCCGTAAGGAATCTGATATCCCTTGTACTTGAAGGAAATATCATCAATCGTTGCGTCAGCAGATGCAAATCCAAGCTCCTTCGCAAACCGAAGTACATCGCTCAACACCTTGCTGTTGTTCATGACGTACTCTCTGAACTTCGGAAGATAACCGGCGGCATCACAAGCATTGATGTATGCCTTAAGATTCTTCTCTATCAGTTTGTTCTTAGAGAGATTTGCTTTGTTCTCGAAATCCCAAAACTCATAGATGTCAATTCCCTTCTTGACCTTCGTCAGTGCCTTGTTGTCTCCATTGGTTTTTGCCCACACTTCTGTCTGCTGTTTCGTATGGTCTTTGGTCTTGGAGTATCCCTTAACCTCTCTACCATTATCTTTTACGATGGTGTCTCTTACCACGCCCATCTTGAGACCGGACTTATGGAACGGAATACCATAACCCACATTGTTGTTTGCCATAATCCATGCGGACATCTCTGCATTCTGAGATACTGCAATGATGCTCGTATTTCCGGACTTATCGTTATTTACGATGTCATAGATTTCATCAAGTGCATAAGGGAAGGAGTCGTTTCTGTCAAGCTTCCATTCGCCGCCATCGTTGTACATGAAGATGGAGATATTGCGCTTGAGATTCGTGTTCTCTGTTGCATCCAGGAACGCCGGCACCTTCGTGTATGCGTGTCCGTTCAAGCCAAGTGTACCCGCCTCAAAGATTACCTGGAGTACATCGACGAAATTCTTGATTTGGAAGTCGGAATAGGACTGCAATCTGAATCCGCCGGTGTGGTTTATCTTTCTAACGAGCCGCGCATTGATTTTTCCGTTGTTATCCGTAAGCAATGCCGCAAGCTCTCCGAATCTGAACGGAGTGGCCGCCTTCGGCATCTTCGGCTTGCTCTGTCCGTAGAAGGAATTGAACGCCTCGTAGATAAGCGGAGCTTGAATCTTTAACTGTGCGAGACCTTCTTCTGTCGTGAGCGTCTTCAGATTGATTTTTCTTGCGCTCATCCCATATGCCTCTAACTGCTCAAGAACACGCTCTCTTAATGTTGCGTTGTTCGTCTTAAGCTCTCCCTTACTCTTGCCGCTCTGATGGAACAATTGGTCGTTGTACTTGTTGTTCGGATTAGTCTCTCTGATAAGCTTAAGGAATGCATTCGCCATCGGAGTAAGATTCTTTCTCATAGACTCAACATAACACTGTCTGCAAGGCTGTGTGAGTCCCTTTTCAGCTAATATCTGGTGGATGACGAAATAGTTATCCACGTTATTAAAGAACCGCTTGTCTTCCGGGACTCCAAGCTTTTCCTCCGCCCTCACGATATCCTCGTAAATCTCAGCGAAATTCTGTCTCTTGTCACAAATCGTAGAGATGTCGCTCGATGTGAAGTAATCAGAATTCGGTTCAAGAGAAGAGAACAATAATCTGTCCTTGCTGTCCTTCTTGCTTCTCTTTTCTGCGTCATCATAGATGTCATAGCCGGCCTTCTTTGCCGCAATCGCAACATCCACAATACCAGCGATGGACTTCTCCACTTCAGCTCTTGCCGCAGACTCACTGATATCCCTTGTCTGTCTCATGTTGTTTACGCACTGCTCAACATAAGTTCTGTATCCTTCCGTTTTCTTGTAACCACCGGAAAGGAAATCATAAGTGGACATATTCTCGTCACCGAAGAAGCTACTCGCAATAGAGGAGAAGGAATACCTCGTCTCACCGGACTCATTAGTCTTAATCGCCTGGTTCGCCCTTATTGCACTCTCAAAACCTTCGTCCCATGCCTTCTGCAACTGTGCGAGCTTATCGTCGTATTTGCGGAGAATCTTTGCCTCTTCACTTCCGGATTTGTACACCTTAAGCAAATCTCTGAGCCATGCACGAATCTTCGCAATGGTTTCCTTTAACTTCTTGGAAAAACTCTTTGCGGTAGCATCGTCCATCTGAGCGATGATGTCGTTTGCGGTCTTGTTCCCGGAAAGCATATCCTCACACGCTCTGGCGATCAATTCATCCTGGGCATATTCTGAATTTACATTTCTTCCCTTGTTGGCATTTCTTATCTTTTCAAGAGCAACAAGTGTCTCCGGAGAAGCACCGGCATCTCTGGATAATGTATCCATAACAATCTCAGAAAGCTTTGCGTATGCTTCCGGAGCTTTCTCCTTCATCCAGTGAGTAAGCTCGTGGGCCATGGTAGGAATGATTGCATCCTCTACCAATTCGCCATTTAAACCGGCGTAAGCGTCGATATAGATGGTGTTGGTCTTCGGCTCATATCGTCCGTTCTCCGCCTTTCTGATGCCGTCCTCGTCCGCCGTAGACTCGAAGAATACAATATTGATACCGGTCTTCTGGGAAAGCATCTTTGCAAAGGAAACCGCAGCCTTCTGTCTGCTGTTAAGTTTCTTATAATTGACCTTTGAATCATCGAAGTGACCGGCGGTCACAACGCCACCATCCGCAAAATGCTTCTGGGTAATCTCATCAATCTGCTTCTGCTGAGAGGAACTGCGCTCCGAAAGGCCAAGCTTGTATGCCTGGATTGCCTGTTGCTCAGTCAGAATGCCCTTCTTGTTTACCGCATTCTCTACGCCGTAGGCATTCTTACCATACGAATACGCAAGGTCGAAAGAGGTCTTGTATGCATCCACGTCTCCGCCTTCGTACATGGATACGAAAAGGTCTGCATGAGTCGGCTCCATCGTCTCTGCAATGGCAATCACGTTTGCGTCATTGCTCGTGAGAGTAACGTCGTTCAGACTCTTAACGCCTTCGCTGGTCTTAAGGACAGTAGCTCCCTTTTCATCCTGGGAAATGCCTTCAATACGAATCTTCTTTCCGGTTGCATTGTCAATGTTCTCAGCACCGGTCTTCATGGACTGCATACGAGAAAAGATTCTCTCCTCTTCCATCTGTACTTTTCTCTTTCTGTCCGCAACTTCCTTCTTGACCTTCGCCACGTCAGCTTCTACCTGTTTGTACAGTTCATTCTTCTCTTTGACAGAAAGAGTCTTGCCATCCTTCTCGCTTGCAAGCACACGCTCCGCAAACTCTGCCTGGATAAACTTCTCTTCGCCTCTCGTCTTGCCGGTAACAAAGTCGGTTCCGTATCCGTAGGAGCGTACAAGGTCCGGGGACTGAAGAACGGCACTTGATAAGGTACCCACGATAAACTGATCCAAAAGATTCTCATCAGCGATAATGTCCATCAAATCCTCATCGGACATATAGGTAAGCTTCTTTGCAACAGCATTGCCAAAGCCGGCCATCAATTCTTCCACGCCTTCAAACCCAGCCTCAATGCCAAGTTCCGCCGCATTACGAAGATAGAAGTTTCCAATCTTATTTCCTACCTTTTTTGCAAATGCATCATCAAGAGAGGAAATACCTCTGCTAAAGCCGAGAGCATTCACTGTCTTTCCAAGGCCACCAAACGCCATCTCGGAAAGTACCTCTACTCCACCGGAAAGGAATCCGTAGATATCTGCTTCCAAATCCGTAGCACCGGCAGCTCTTGCCTCGCTTCTGCTATTGCCGGCTGCAGATGCAAATAATGCTCCATTCGCCATCAAAGACGGAATATGACTCTCTGCACCATACGCCGCCTGTCCAGCTCCGCCAATCTGCTTCAAGAGCATAATCTGACCAATTACATTTGCAACGTCCGCACTCATCTGACCGGCAAACGAATTGTCAAAAACACTTGATCCGAAATCGGTATTTCTATAGGCATTATACAGATTTTCGGTAAGAGGCTTGTCTGTATATCTGTTTATCGCATCAGACACAGAATCAAGTCCTACAACATCCGCACCCCTAGATACAAGGCCAAGAGCAAAATCGCCCATTCCCTCAAAGCCCCGCGCAATGCCCCTTACTCCTTCGGAAAGTAAATCCACGCCGGTGGATGCAACGGCATCAAGAATGTCGCCAGGCTGGTACCCATCATCGAACACAGAGGTACCTTTGAAAAGTCCTTTGTCTCTGTTCCCATACACGCTCATAAGGTCGTTGTAGTAGGACTGCCACGACTGCTTCTCAGCTCCGGTAGAATTCTCAATATTGTACTTGACCTGGTTGAACTCTCTCTCCAGGTCGTTTTTGTCCGCATATCCTACATTGAGTGCGTACCGAGAAAGGAAGTCCACATCGTCCGGATTATCCTTCATTGCCTTATGAACGTCGTCAAAGGAAAGGCCGGTGTACTTCTGAGAAAGGTCGTAGTTCCTCTTTGCTACGTTGTAGGAATCCGCATCCGCATAATTACCATACACGCCAGCAAGCTCATTCCATCCGGAGAGAGCGGCATCGTAGGTACTAATCAGCTTGTCCATTCCGGTATTAAACTCGGTTAAGTCCGTACCATCGTTATACTTGTTTCTGTAGTCCTTCAGCAAGCCCAATCGGTCACGCATAGACGTGATGTGGTACTTATATCCGTCCATGGTATCCGCCGGCTGCCATCCGCCGTATGCCCTGGTTATAAAGTCGGAAGCGGAAGTAAGGTCAGATTCAAGCGTATCAAGCCCGATCTTCTTCTCCTTATAATGTTTCTCATAACTTCCATACTTTTTATCTTTCTTTTTCTGACTATTAACATAATCTAAAAAGCTTCCCATGAGCCCCTCCTATTTTCTTTTAGTTTTTTCTTCTGCTTTGTTACGGGCCGACTCAATCTTGCCGTAAAGATTTTCCATGAAATTGCCAAACGGAAGCTCTGAAAAATATACAGTTTCAAGGAACTCATCCATAGCTTCCACGTCAATGTTTTCCTTTCCCATCAAGGACAACATATTGTAAACGGCCTCGTTCCCTTTTCCGGTCATACCGCCGTTGTCCATATATGCTCCAACCAGTTTCTCAAGGTCTCCATAGGAAAGAGTATCCACTTCAGAATTCCCACCGGTAATGCCGAGCAAATCCTGGGCCATCTGGTACTCATCAGCTTTCTGGTCGCGCTCTGCATTGTAATTGAACTCAGCTTCCCAATTCTTCTGATTCTGATCCGCACGAGCTTTGTCTTCAGCCAGTCCGTACATATCCATCTTGTGGTTAATATTATTCCAGTAGTCCTTCTCCGCCGCATTCCGCTTGTCAAGGTACTCTCCATATTCTCGGTTGTACATATCATTTGCCGCACCGAGGTTTGCCTTGTAAGCATCGAAAAGTCTTCCGTACTCTGCAGCATCCGCATCTTTGAGCAGTGCAAGCTCGTTAAGCATCTTGTCACCTTCTGCATTATAAGCGTCGAGTGCAAGCCCATAATACTGCGGAAGATTGTTGTATGCTTCGGAAATATACTGATTGTACGCCGCATTGCCTACCGCCTGGCCGTATGTGTTGCCGTATCCACCGGTCAATGCCGCCGCCTGGCCCATGGTGTCCGCCATTGCCATCAGTCCGCTATTCATGGAAGACGCAAGCATCTGCTGGAATAACATATCGTTTGAAGCATCGTAAGAGAATGCGTCTCTGTCCTTATACTCCTTTAACAGTCCGTTAATCTGGTCTGTATAAGAAGTTCTTCCGGAATTAAGCTGGGAAAGAAGCTGATTGGTATACGCCATTGCATTCTTATATGCCTCGGAATACTGGAAATCGTCGTAGGTAAATCCGGTAAACTCATCAACAGCGAGACCATAATCTTCCGGAGACGGAGTACCAACCTTCGGTGCGGTCACCGGTGAGGATTCCGGTTCCGTCTTCGTCTTTGTGCCGGCATTTGCTCCGGTTGTAAGTCCGAGACGAGTCTGGTCATATAACTCCCTGTCCTCTTCCGGTACATAGAAATTCGGCACATATCCGGTACTCGGAGAAGTCGAAGTCGTCGGTGCCGTAGGTTTCTGTTCAGTCACTGCCTTTGGCAACTTGTCGTAAACTCCATCGTACCCGGCCTTCGCTCCGCCCGGATCGATTCCATCAAGAGGATCGATGTTTGCCGCCTTGCTCTTTGCTTCCTGTTTCTTCTTCCACTCTTCGTAACCTACCTGGGCGAAATTCGGAAGCGTTTTGTCTTTGTTGTAAATTGAATTACTCATCACTTTCCCCCTTTTCGTATCTTCCTGTTGCTATCCACGAAAAAGTCCCAGACTCTTCCATGGTAAATCCTGTGGTCGTGACTATAACTGTTTTTTCCGGACTTGTTATAGTTACCGGTGCCGCACTGAATTCCTTCTTGAAAACGACTTCCGCTTTGTCCGTCTCACTGCCGTAGCATATCATGGTTCCGTCCGGGAACCGCACATACCCTACGTCACCTTCAGACTTCGCAGCTTCTATCGACTTCTTATATGGTTCCGAATTCAGTACGTCGGATACAGTAAGCTGCGCTCCGCTTACTTGTTCCACTCTCTGCTGACTCTCTTCTGCATTGGTCTGTACGTTCTGCATCTCCATTCCGATTCTCTCAAGCTCAATTCGGAAGGCGGCAGAGAAGTTTTCCGGGCCGATATCCGTAAGAGAAAGCTCCAATGCCTCTCGTAGCTGATACAGATAGCTTTCCATCTGCTTAAGCTTGTTTCTGTCATCCATAGCAGTAAAATTCGGATAAGGAATCAGATGTTCCATCAGATGTCACTCCCTTCCGCAATGGTTTTGGTGATTGAGAATACCTTGCATTCTCCGGTGCCTACCAGCTTATATTTGTAGTGGTCACATCGTCTCGGCATTACCGGTATGGTAAACGTCCTGGTTGCAATACCGGTCATGTTGAAGATATGCTCCCATTCCCCGGAAGAATCGTACTGCAAGTAAAAATCCACTGTAGCTCCAATCTCCATTGAGAGTCGGATGTTTACTCTCTCCACATACTTATTGTCCGGTGTAGAGAATCCAAGATTTCCACTTTCTACAGACCAGCTCACACGTCCTTCCATCTTCTTCTCGGACACATCATACGGAAGGGTACCGCATACCGACTTGAGCATTCTGTCAGCTCTATCGATAAAGTAAAGGTCATCACCATGGCGGCAGAACATGATTGCAGATATATCATCTTCCTTGCACCAAATACCTTTCTTGGTGTCGTACACGAATAATGCGTTTTCCCCTTTCGCAGTTCGCATAGAGATGTAATATTCATCTCCTATTGTGCCACTTACTGCGTCGTAATATCTAACCTCGCCAAGATTATTTGATACAGTCTGCGGCATACTTCCGCCATATGCACAGATAGCATCAGCACTCTTGTAATACAAGGACTCATTCACGATGCACAGACTCTTGTGACTGCCCTTCTGCACACCTCTGCAGTATGTCTCCACTGTACGATGCGCTCCGGTACTGCTCACGATAACCTTTATCATGCAGTCCTCTTTGAAAAAGATCGGATTGCCGAGATAAGTAATAGCACCGGTGAATTTTCCGTCACTGCCGATGGTGGCCGCCCAGGAATCCGTGGAAATGCCATCATACGCATACCAGTTTGTAACGTCTCCGAGCTTACAACAGTAAATCTCGTGACCATCCGTAGAACATCCCCAGAGTCTGTTGCCGCACTCTGTCACGAATTCCATGTCCGGTACTTCGCGCTCTACAATGACAAGCACATCGCTCAGAGCTTTATTTTCTGCCAATATACCCACAAATGTGATGCTGTCGTCTGTCACGTCTTTGATACAGGTATTTGTGGTAATCTTTCCGCCATCCTCTTCATTCACGAAGATATTCTTCCCGTCTGCCCATTCCTGGTCGCCAAGGTACAAGGATACCTTGATACCATCGCCCTTCTTGAAATCCTTTCCGATTCCTACGGAAGACATCTGGATATAGGTGGTATTCACGTTTACCCAGATGGACGTTGCGGAAGACCACTGCTTCAGAGTGGACTTGCCGTTGAGAGTGGACATGAGATAATCACCGGTAGCCGGCGCATGGTCGTTGTAATACGCCTCGTCATGCCATACGATTGCCTTTCCGCTCATGTCACATAAGGAAAAGGTGACCTCACCCATCGTACTGAAGCTCTCCTCGATCTCTCCAGAAGTATTATCCGCCGTGTTGTACCATACTTTATCCGGGAACACTACGATATACGCTCCCATCTTGGCAATGCTCTTCTCTCCTTCCGGGGAGATATCCACACTGAGCGATACTTCCTCTCCGTCAATGAACATCTTTCCGTTGTCAATCCACACTAGACCTTCCTTTTCAATCAGTCCCTGGGGATTAGAAAGCTCTCTGCAGATTCCTCTCTGTCTTCTCGGAGATAACACCGGGAAATACTTGGATGTCATATTCTCCATGTCGAAGAATTCTCCGTCCGGACAGGACAGATTATGATTGTATCCGCCGAAGGTAGTTACCATATCCCTTCCTTTTGCAGTTTCCGTATACTGTGGAAAATACATCAGAGCCGCACCCCCTTGAAGATTTTAAACGGAACTCGCTTTCTCGTATGCGTCTTGTTGTAGAACTTCTCATAATTGAGCATGAGAGCATTGAAAGTGGCTGCACTGTTGTTATACCGGGCCGCCTCTCCATTGTTCTCGTCTATCTTTGCCTTAAGATATGCGACGTACAACTCGTCATATGGAAACGGAACGATAAGCTCCTTCGTCAAATCATCCGCCGTATATCCCATGAATTCTCCGCTCTCTGTGGTCTCATCTTCCGGAATCTCTTCGCCTTCTTCCAGAATCACTATCTTTTCTGCCGGCGGCTCCGGTTGCTCGTACATATCGATGATGTCGTGCCTAATGGTCGCATCCAGGACCGACAACCATCTCACTTTATCAGCAATGCTATACTGATTCGGCTTAGTGGAGTCCACTGTGCTGATACACTCTTCTATTCTCATGGTTTACCCCTTTCTAAGTAAAAAAGGGAAAGCATTCAGCTTCCCCTTCTACACCTCTCTCTTTTTACGGCTCTCTGAGGCCCTTCTTATCGGCATAATCAATAGCAGCTTCTTCTGCCTTCTCGCCGTTCTCGATCACCTCTGCAAGTCCTTCCGGAATCTCAACATATTCGCCACGCTTGATGATGTAGTTCTTGAAATTCCAAGAATAGAACTCATCCTGGTTGGCGTTCTGACCTCTTAACTTCGGAAGCTTTACACGAACCATCTTTTCTCCAGATGCCTTCTTCGCTGACTTCTTCTTCGGTTCCTCGGTAACTTCAGCTACCGCAACATTTTCATTTACTTCTGCCATGCCTATCATCCTTTCTTTATAGGGAGCGGAAGGCGAATCCGCTCCCCCTGGTTTTGGTTACTAATTCTCCTCGTCGATATCGCCGTAGGAAGAACCGGTCTCCACACGGAGCATTCTCTCCTGGTACAGAATCTTTGCACCATGACAGAACTTATAACCGATGGTGGAGAACTGCTCAAGCGGTCCGCCAATGGTTCCCTTCGGCTTAACGATCATCTCCATGCCTTCTCCTTCCGGTTCAAGAACGCCGTATGCCTTCTTGCCGAAGAACAGAGTAGCATATACTGCACAGTTTCCGCCGGCAGTCTCCTTGCCCCATACCTTTGCCTCGTTGCACTCAACGAAACGCACGTTGTGAAGCATACCGATTTCGCCGTTGAAAATCGGCTTTACGTCGTTGTACTTATGGAATTCCTTCCACTCCTCGCTGTTACGAAGGTCAAACGCCACGGACGGATGGATGATTGCCACATAGGAACCATCGATGAGCGGGGCTCTGTTCTTCTTCAGCCAGGTAGCTGCCTTTGCAACTAACTCCGGAGTAAGCACATCCGCATTGGTAAGTGCTGCTCTGGAAGCCTTTCCGCCGGCATAAGCTACGGAATTACCCGCAACGAGAATGTTTCTGGTAAGGATATCGTAGGTCTCACCTTCTGCCGCACCCATTTCCTCGGTTGCACCGAAGATAACGTCGTCGAAGGACTCAAGCTCCAAACGATCGGATACTGCGGTGTAATCACCATGCTGGGTGGTTGTAGCCTCGATAGCTACCATCTCTAAGTTCTGGCCTTCCGGAATAACGCCTTCCACAAGCGGAGTCAACGCCTTCTTAAAGGTCTTGAACTTTCTCCACTCAATCTTTTTGCCGTGAAGCGGCTGCTTGTCGCCGAACTGAGTGAAAACCATCTGCGCTCTTGCGTTTTCCAACAAAGTCTTGTTGTAGAAGGTCTTCATGGTCGGAGACAGGCTAGACTGAGTAGTTACATTGACCGGATTAACAGTCGGAGTACCAGCAGTGGTACCCTGGGTGAATTCTGCAAACAACTGCAGATTAAGTAAAAGCTTCTTCATGATTTTTTCTCCCTTCTGTGTACGAGGGAGATATTAACTATCTTCCTCGCAGTTTTCTTCTTTCTGCATCCGCATATGCCCGGAGCTGGTCCAGGTCCATATTGCTGAAATCTTCTTTTGTGGTTACTGCGGCAACGCTTCCGTTCATGCCGTTCTCCGCCGGTCTCGCCTTATTCGCCGCTACCGCCTGTGCGGTCTGCGCCGTAATCTGCTGAGCGGCATTCTGAACTGCTCCATTCATAACCTGTTCCCAATGACAGGCCATGTATGCGGCCGTGGTGTCGCCATTCGTCTGCTGGCAAAGTCTACGGAATTTCTCGTCTTTCATCTCGGTCTCAAGGTCGAATCCAGGGAATCGAGCTTTCGTCCGTTCTGCATTCTGTTGTAATGTCATCATGTGCTGACGCAATACCTCTTGCTTCTGACGTTCCTGTTCCTGTGCCTCAAACGCTTGCATCTTTCGCTCCAAAGTCACGACTTTCCTTGCCTCTTCCGGAGTGATATCATGCTCCATCGCATATTTCTCGTAATACGAGTCATCCGCATTCACCTTCTCGGTGAGTGATTCAAGGAAATTCTCTGCGGTAACGTCAACGCCGTACTTGGAAGCAACAGTCTCAAGAAGTCCCCTCATCTGGGCATTTTGCGCCTCAACACCCTTGTACTTCTTCAAGCGATCACCAATGGTCTTATCCATGTACGCTTTGTGTTCTTCCTTGTAATCGTCGCTCTTAATCAGCTCCGCATAAGTCAACTTTTTCGCTTCTGGCTCATTAGTGGTCTGAGCTTCTGTCTGAACCTTCGGAGTATGTCTCTCGACAGCTTCCTTATAGTTCTTTCTTGCCCGCTCCGGGATGGCGGAAGGTATTTCTGCTCCGGTAGATTCGCCACCTACTGCGCCTTCTCCAGCGGAACCACCATCTCCGCCTTCTCCGAAGAGCTGTAAGTTAAGCATTCGTAAAAACTTTCGCATATAAAATGCTCCTTTCTGTGCTGTTATAGGGACACGAACCCTTCTATCGTGAGCGTAACAAATCAGATTCTTATTTCTCTAACCCGGAAACAAAAAAATTTTTACAATGCAAAAAGGACACCCTTTCGGATGCCCTTCTGCGGAGGTTTTATGACAAAATGATGATGTTATTCCACTTTGAAAGTGACATAATTGCCATGCATACTTACCAGCAATTCAAACCCACACAACACTGTCCAGAACGTCCTCTGGATCACTGCCAAGAATGGTTGCTTTGGCACGCACGATATAATCACGTCGCCATCATCGATATGAATCACCGGTTCCGATTCCATCATATCGCTACTTTCTTCCACCGCGCGAGCGAGCGTGAATGCGAGCATGGATACCGCACTGCATACGATATCCTTGCCCTTTTCCGCCGCACCAGCGTGGCCTTTAATTTCCATCCTTAATTCCTTCGGATAATAAGTAACTTCTACCATAGATTCTCCTATTCTGCCTGGGTAGATGCCCTTGCCTGTTCACGGGACCGCTCAACATACGGATGTTCCTTCGCTCCGTTCAAGTCCGTAGGTACTCCGCCCTGTGGGATAGGTTGTCCAGCCTGGGAAAGAATCGCATTTCCTACTTTCATCCCTTCCATCGGACTTACAGTCTGTGCATATCGCAACGCCAACTGTTGCCACATAAGCATCTGCTGCTGCAAGGTCATATTCTGCTGGATTCGGTTTACAATCTCATCCTTCCGGTTGAAATCCATCATCTGAAGACAAGTAAGTGCCTGGTCTGCCATCTGAGGATTGAAGAATCCAAGCTGATAGAAATTAAGAGCAAGCTCATTCATCTCCATCTTTTTATACGGATTCGCCTTCTCGGACGTTACTTCGATATCAAATTCCGGAAGTCTCATACCGGTGTTCACTCCCATGGTCTGCATCGGCTGTTCCTTAAGGCCGGCGTTGGAATACTGAATGTACTGCTCCTGGCCGTTTACATCCGGTGCAATGCGGAAGGTACGCGGAATGTCGTAAAACTGACGAATCAATTCGATTACAAGGTACACAACCTCTCTGTATGCTCTGTGGAATGCCTTATTACTGCTTCGTGCATTCTTACCGGCAGTCTCTTGGAGTGCCGCAATCGCAGACGCAGCAGTAATACCGGACGGAGCCACACCATTGTTGGAATCCTGGTTGGATGTGACGTACTTAAGCTCCTCTACCTTACTGTTGTAAAGGTCAACGTATACCGCCGGGAGCGGACAATTATCAATCGGTCTGATATTGGTCTCGTCAACATTGCCGGAGACATGGACGATTTTCTTGTTATAGTCGCCAAACTCTTCCTCATTGACTGTTCCATCTCCCTTGGAAAAGTATCTCGGAGTGGCACCGGCCTTACCATTATCCATGATTGCCTTATTCATCTCGTCAATCTGCACCTGGGTGTCTCTGCCGATATCAGTGAGTCCGTATCCACAGATGCTTCCTTCCACCGGATACAACGCCTGGACAACAAACGGATACTTCGCATGATCATACAGTCCTCTGTCTGCAACGCTTGCACCGGTAGGTACCTCAAGCTCAACACCGGTCTCCGGATCAAGGATTTTATTCGTCGGAACCTCGGTGTCGTTTTCCGTTGCATACAGAACGATATCGTTTACATACTTTACGAAATGCAATGCCTTCTTGCCGTTGTACTCTGTGTGATAATACCAATCGATGACAACGCTCTTCTCGGACGTATCCACATGGTCATCGTAGAGATATTTTGCAAGAGTGATTCCGCTTCCACCAAGCTTGCCCTGGCACTGCGGATATCTCTGCTCCAAAAGCTCATTATTCACCAACTCCGTATGGAAAAGATGCGTGGACTCCTGGATATCCTTGATTCCCGGCTCCCAGAACAAATTGATGAAGTCGATTTCCTTAATAGAGATGTCGCCAAGGCCATTATGCTTGCTTCCGTCCCAGAATACTCCCTGGACTCCGCCACCATGCTTCAGCATATACCATGCAAAGTCGGAATACGTCTCCTCGTATCGGTTCTGTTCCATAATCACCGGTATGATTGCGGATAGCTTTTTTGCCTCATCCCGGTCATCCATCTGCCGTGGTTTTGCGTTACAAGTCGGATAGGAATCCATCACATCACTATATCTGCTCTGGATACATGACCACAGCCATGCAGTCGCCGGCTGAAATTCCTTTTCTTCGTTCTCTTCGTTAATATACCGCCACTGGCGAAGCTTCCAGAACTCCTCGTTTGCGATAATCTTCTGCTCCAGTCGTGCTTTGCCGGCCTTATACTTCTTAAGAATCTCGGATGCCTTCAGTACCTGGTCGGAACCAATCTTCTTCGGCTGCATGGACTGGATTTCCTTCGCAGCTTTATTCATCTCAAGCATCTCACGCTCTTTCGCCGCTCTCCGCAAAAGGCCCTGTTTCTTTGCTTCATCGCCGGCGGTCCTAAATAATCTCGGCATAATTTACCCCCTTTTGATTGAATTGTACTTATGATATTTTCCATGCTCCGCATATTGGTTCAGCGGATCATGCATAGGTTTCTGTTTCGTTTGGATTACTCTCGGAGCTATCGGACGCATCATGCAGAAATACCGGATTTCGTCACACGCATGGTCTTCCAAATCAGAATCCAAATCCTCAACAACGTGTTCATCAAACATCATCAGAGGAATTGTTCGGATTGAATCTTTGCACGTGTCAAAAAAATATATCATTGCATATCCGTTCTCATCGAACTTCATACGCTCTCGTACTTGCATCCAACCCGGTATTCTGTCATTCACCCCAGGGTCAAACCAGAGTTGATGCTTCTCCGCCACCTCGGCAGCAGAAACACCTCTCGAACCATCCCATATGGAAGGGTCAGCAACACCTTGTATCGTTTTACCCCTTAACCACGGATGCTCTCGCTCTATTTGTGCTATCTTTCCGAACATAGCCTCGTTACTCCACTTAACACCTTCGTTTGGTGTACCGGTGCATCCATAAAGCTCCAGGATGCGGTATGCTACTCCTTCATAATCCATAGCCCACCATCCGCACGAGAATGGTTTTCCATAGCCCCAGTCATATGACCGGTATATCTTCCAGTCCTTCGGAATCTCGAATGGTTCGATGACGTGTGTGAATTTATGGTCTTCCAGAGCTTCCTCTACGGATATGCCGGCATCATGGCACATCTGTGGGTCCGGTGTGACACGGAACTCCTCAAAGTATGCACCTTCGAACACATCCCAACGTCCTTCCAGCCATGCCTTTTTGAGTTTCGGTGGGAGTGCTTCCAGTTTTTTAATATAACTAGGGTCATTCTCCATCAAAGCCTTGTTGTCCGTTACAAGAGATTGAATAAAGCTGTACTCTTCCGGGTCCTCGCCTATTTCAAACTTCCTGTCAATAAAAAGGCGTTTTATGTACCCATGCCCCTTTCCGCCAGGATTGCATGTGTAGTAGATTCTGTGTGGGAAATCATTTACACCACGGACGCACGCCGTAATCTTCTTTATCTGCTCCTCGGATAGCTGTGTTGCCTCGTCCAGAAACAATACATCAACCTCGGTTCCTTGGTATCGGTCCACATCACTCTCGGAGTCACAATAACGAAACAATATGGTTGAACCATTTGGGAACCGCATCTCCTTGTCTGCCGTGTTGTACTTCGCCACAGCATTCTTTGTACCGCACATAAGCAGTTTCTTTAATGGTTTTACATGGTTTGCAATCAGTTCCGGATACGTTTTACGAACAATCATGCAGATAATCCCAGGGTGTTTTCCACACAGCACTGTTGCCTTGTACCTTATCGCCCACGACTTTCCGCCGCCTCTGGCCCCACCGAATGCAACATGAGTATGCTTGTCCTTTAGAAATAACTTCTGCTTTTCGCTGGGCGGTAACAAATTCACTCTACGCATAGTCCATCACCCCACTAATCCGCATAATCGTTCAACTCTCCCTCTATGGAGATAACAATACTTGTATCCGTATCCTCTTCCTTCGCTTCCTTACGCAACTTAGCAATCTTTGCCTTTTGCTCCTCGGTTGCCAGATTCATATGATCGGCAAGCCACTCCAGAGCTTTCATCTTGTCAGCAAGTTTGATTGACGCACCATTCTTTCCTTGCTTTACCTCTGCAATCAAGGTCCCATCCACATCCGCGGACTCTTTAAATCGTATAACATTCACGTCTTGTGTAATTTCTGTTTTCTCTCCGGTATCTTCATCCTTTATCACCACAGGGCCAAACGCACCCATTACCGGCACAGTCTCTCGACCGAACTCCACATAATCCGTTATATCTGCAAATGCTATATCCATAAACTTCTGAAAGATATCCTCTTCCTTTAAGAACTCTCGGTTTAGCTTTGCTTGCTTAAGCCTCTCTATTTCTTTCCTAACGCCATCTTTCGCCAACTGACGATAACCTATGGCTGCTGCGGTCTCATGACTCACCCCATATGCCTTCTGATATGCCTTTGTTGCATTGAACGACCTCACATAGTAAACACAAAACAACTTCTGTCTATCCGAAAGCTCCTCGTTCTGCATTACAGTCTGTACTTCCTTTAAAGCTTCCGTGTTTACCTCTTCATTGCACCCTTTGTTTTTGGGTGCACCCTTTTCTTTTTTTGGGTGCACACCTTTTCTATCCCATTCATATCTCTTCTTCCACGATTTAACAGTGTCAATGGATACTCCGTATTTCTCAGCAATCTCTCTGTATTTCATGCCAAGCATATAATCATTTTCAGCCGCGCTACGTTTATCCGTATTCACCACCTTCCTTTCCTACTATCGAAAGCATATCAGAAGAAAAGTGTGCATCTCTAACCCCCAAATAAAAAAAGAGTGCCGAAGCACTCCTTTTATTCTTTGACCTTCTTTTCTCTCTCTTCTACTACCGCAATGAGATTTTCCAAATACAGCATCGCCATCTCGCAGATTATATACATCCTTGTGTCTTCGTATGCCATCTCTTGATATCTTCGCGCAACACTGTCTATTTCATCCAGTGCCCTGTGAAGCATGGCCGGTGAAGAAGATTCCAATGCCTTTCTATTAAGAACTCCTTGTACATTTTCTAAATTCAACTGAACATCTCTGATATCCTCTTTTCCCACGCCTTTATACCTTGCATCTTTCAGCAAGTCCGCTCCGGATACTTCCGGGAACCTCTTTTGTAATTCTTTTTTGTACTGCTTTTCAAACTCTGCGTCCATAGGCATTCTCCTTTTTATTCCGCCGGCATATCGTAGCAGCCGAATATCATATCGTCATATTTCTCCTTCTCCTCGTCGTTCATGACCGAGAATCCAAGCTCAACACTTTTCATGATGGCATTGTAATATATGATTTCTCCCAATACTTCTTTTGCCCTTTCCTTTGTGCCATATCTTCCGATTGCCTGTCCACCCCTATTGAATGCCGAACAAATATCGTACACCTCATGTCCGTCTTCACGATCACTCATTATGTGTAAAGCATCGCACGATTTCAGAATGATTACAACATCCCTGTTCTGTGACCTAATCAGCATACAATCACCTACCTTCTTCATTTTCTACTATATTGTACTCAGAGCTTCCAATTCTCCGCAGAAACAGGATATGCCGCAAAGCCTCCGCGCCCATTTTGCACGCCTCATTCACTCTTTCCATTGCATTCTCCCCACGTTCCTCAATCTCCCTAATTACATCGGCAGATGTCTCAGTGTCGAGTATCCTTACAGCTTCTTCTATCTCGTCCTTAGATATCTTGTGGAGTAATGTCTCATCCGTTATCTCCATAATGCACCTACCTTCCTGTGCTTCCGAACCCATTATCGCCACGATCTGTCTCTTCCAGACTGTCCACCTGGACAAGCTCCGTTTCCGGGACCGGAAGAATCACAATCTGCGTCACCTTGTCCCCAGGAGCGAAGATATACGGCATATTGCTATCGTTGTACATCTTAACGACAATACCGCCGGTATAACCGGCATCTACTACACCTTCGCATCTGAGTCCATGTTTTACGTTCAGCCCGGATTTGCTCTTAATCATACCCACATACCCTTCCGGGATGAGCATATGCACACCGGTATCAATGGACCAGCTACACTTCGGAGCTACGCCAAACGCATCCGGGGCATAGATATCATAACCAGCATCTGTATCATGGGCCTTTGTCGGCATCTTCGCGCCTTCATCAAGCATCACTTTAATCTTAACCATTACCTTATACCTCTCTTACCTTTATTCCGTATCGCTGAAGCATCAGCTTTCTCTTAATAACGAATAAATCGTATGCGGCACCCTTGCGACATCCCTTCGTATCTTCCACGATAGTCTGGTAGATGCCATCCACATTCTTGTCATAAACGAAATCAGCAACGTAGGAGCATTTCCGTTCCAGGAGCTTTCCATTCTTCTTCCCTACCGCCGGTTCTCTCTGCTCCGGGATAAGCTCATATTCCACCTGGCGACGGAGATTGCATATCTCACCGGCATCTCTCATAATCACGAGCTGCTGCCATCTGCGATACTCTGCATGACTGTCGAATCTTTCTCCGTCTACCATAATCTTCATTGCGTGATATTTATTTCTCTTCCACATGATTGCCACCTCACTCGTATTTGTCGTTGATCGGTTTGTAAAGCTTGCACTTCTCAAAATCTCCGTTGCAATACTTTTCCTTCACATTTTCCTTGTACTGCTTACCTCTAAATTCTAACGCAATTCTGCTCCCCTTTTCTAACCCTTCGCAGTGTATTTTCTTCTCTTCTTCTGACAGATAAAAAGGGCATTTTACGTTCACGCTTGCGTAATCTGTAGGCATGGTCGTCTCCCCCCTTCCCCAATACGCCTCTCTCTTGCCTTCTCCTCAATCATCGCCTTCACATCCACCGGCAATCTCTGCATCTGAGTCTTACGCGCCAGGACGGAGCGATATGTACGAAGAAAATTTGATTGAACTACACTATGGACTGTTCCGGTCTCGGTCATAGCCCACTCTCGTATGTTTCCCGGATTCCCTACCACTTCCCTTACTTCTGGCGGAAGCTTCTCGTATTCATCCTCTGCTCCGTAGATACCATTCCGGATGGCCTTTGCCACAAGGGACCATGCTTGCATCTCGTTTAACTCTTCCGGAGCCGTCAACGAGTGGTAGCATTCCAGGACTTGTCCCACAGACGGAGCAAATCCACCGGTGTCTGTCGTGATAAACGCCTTAAGAGCGAGTGATATCACTTGGTAATCATATTCCGCAAGCATCAGATGCCATACGTCCACAGTATCCGTCAGATTCGCCGGGTGATAATTCGGATACGCCGCACACATCACCTGGATAAGTCTCTTAGTTTCGTTCCTATCCATTTGCCTTCTCCTTTCGTATAGCCTATACGTTGTCCCAATTAACACCACCAACCTTCTGTCTGTTGTTCCCCTTCAGCTCATATAAATCTTGCCAACTGTTAAGTACCGACTGCTCCAGGATAGCAATAGCGGTATCTGTATCTCCCCCGGAAAGCTTGTCCAGCTTCTTAATTGCAAGCTCTATCGCTCTATCTGTCATCGGCTTTTTAATCTTCACACGCATTGCAACGTAGTTTTTAAACGCCTCGTCCAACAGAGAATCATTCGGATAATATACCACCGGTTTCTTCGGTTCCGCTGCCTTCTTCGTCTTTTCTTCCTTATTCTGCGAGCCACTTGCAAGCCGACTGCAAGCCTTTTCTTCCTGTTTTGCAAGCCGTGTGTCGTTTATAGGTTCTCCGGAAGATAGAGAGTAGGAACCATTCTCTTTCAGAAGAAGCTTTGCCTTCTCATCCGTATACTGCGTCTCGTGGTACCGGTTCTGGGATATCGTATTATGCATCCGCCAGTGCTTTATAACCACCACCTTATCGATCACCAGGATAAATCGGTTCTCGATAAGCAGATTGTAGTCTTTCATCGCCTTCTTCGCCTCTTTCTCGTCTTCCACCAGGCTGAAGATAATCTTTCTCGGATTATTTATAAATCCGTCATCATCCGCATTCATGCAGAGCTGGAAGTACAGTCCCTGGGCCGACATTGGCATCTCAGTAAACGCATCACTTCCGGTTATTTTATTGGTGAACATTCTTTTGTTAGCGATAAGTCATCCCACCTTTCTCCGGCTTATATGCTTCCGGCAATGGCATCCATGCACTAATTGTTCCGTCAAACCAATAGATTTCTCCGTTGTAATCGGTAATAATGATTTCATGCGTTGCAATCCTTGTGTTTATGCAAGCAAGCACTCTCTGTCCGTCATACGGATGGTCTGCTCGGTTACAAGGAATCCACCCATTGCCGTATTCCGATTCGACTTCCTTCAAAATCTCCAAAAAAGCTTCCAAACTGCTTCTTCCGATTCTGCGGTCTTGCATGATTTTTTCTTTGATTTTAGTAATCATCATTCCACCACCTTTATCTTCTTGCCGCAAGTGTTACAGTAGACATTCTTCATGCTAGGTTCATTGCTGAATTTCCTTCCGGTATGCGGATTCTGAATAAACATTCCTTCTTCAAGTTTCCACTCACAAACATCATTGCCGTATTCCGCTTCGACTTCGGAAACGATGTCAATCAAATCCTCAACCATATCCGCAATCTCATACATATACATTGTGGAATATGATTTCTCTTGTTGCTTCGCATCTTTGTTTCCGTACTTCGTACAATCTGAAAGAAAATCTGTCTGTTCTTTCATCCGCTTCCGTATCAAATCAAACGCTTCTTTCATGGTTGCTCCTTTCCAACCTCTTCAACATCGGTATCAATATAAAACCTCTTTACCTTTTTGGTATTTACATCCACACAAGCAACATATCCGTTTGTGTTAGTTATCAGATGCCCTACCTTGTACTTGATTCCTTCAAACACAAAGAAATCACCAACTCTTAAAAAGCCTATTGTCGTTTTCATCCCTTACTCCTTTCCTCGGACAATCTCTATTGCCCTATCCAATCCATATAGCCTACCCAAATCAATCTTGTGTGAAAAAGTTTCGTAGGTATGAAAAGCGGTTTTTCGCGCCACTTCCAGTTCCGCAACCACCGCTTTCATCGGCTTCCGTGTGTTCCATGCTTCTATGGATTCTTCCCTGTCGGAATAATCGAAATATACGTTTGCACAACAATCACCATTTTGACATACAAAGTTATATGTCACTGTTCTTGCATCCACTTGTTCCGGGATGATTTTTACTTCCCCACCGCAGAACGGACAGCAAAGAAGTTTAACTGATTCTTTCTTCAATTCTTTTTTCTGCATAATTTTTTCCCCTCTTTCTTATCCACCAATAAATCGTATTTGGGCTGATACTGATTGTTTCACACAATTCAGCAACACACTTGGTTTCCCCTTTTACAGTTAATAAAACAGTGTTTCTTCTGTTTCTACTGTTTTCCTTCGGAGTAACAAACCTACAATTACTTGGCTCATAATCTCCATCATTGTTTATTCTGTCAATTTGCAAACCGTCCTTATACCCGTTTTCTAAAGCCCATTTACAGAAAACTTCGGCATCTTCCCATTCAGAACAAATATTTATTCCTCTTCCGCCATAATCTTTATATTTAAGCCTGTTTGGATTTTTGCACCTGCTTTTCATTGTCATCCAAACACCATATAACTTTGGAAAGTCGGCACTAAATCCATGCGTTCTGTGATTTTGACCTCTTGCGTCTTTCAAATCTGCCATGCTATCACTCTCCCTTAAACTCCCTTTCAATTCTGTTTTTCAAAAACCCAACCCAATAATACAAGCCATGTTCGTCTAAATCGGAACTATGTGCTTCTGCATTATCCATGATTTCAAAAATATCAGTGATGGTCTTTTCTCTTACTTCCTTCTTCAATCCTTCCACTGTCTGCATCTTGCAATCCCAAGAATCGCACATTCCGCTTGTGTGGTGTATGCACTTATCACAATTTCTGTCCATGCTATAACTCATTTCCGTCACTCTCCTCTCAGCTTTGAAATATCCTTTGCCTTCCCGGTATGCCTTATCCAGTCAGCGTCGAATTTCATTCCGGTCTCCTGTTCCACATACGCCACGCAATCCTCTACTCCTACCACGCCGCACTGTATCGCCTCTATGAGCTTGATGGCATCCTCGGCAAGCTTCGGAACTCTCTTCGGAGCTGTCTTCGGCCAGTAATCCTCTATCAGAAGATTTAAAACTACCGCCAGGGTAAGCATCATACCTTTCTCCATCCCTACACGCTCGCCTTTTCCGTACTCTCTCTGCTTTACCGCATGACTCACGAGACTGTTCGGTGCAGCCGGCGGATAATATCCTCTTTTGCTCACTACATTTTCTCCTTCCATCCTGGTTTCTTCTTTGCGTTGATCCGCTTTCCGCATTTCACGCACTTGCAATACCGCGCTCTTTTCGTGCGGACCGGAAGGAAGCTATGCTGGCAACCACCAACACGCAACTCCTCTACGTCATCTATAAATTCTGAGATTTCCATCTGATTGTCACATTCGTACTTGTCTCCGATCATGTCATGCTCCTTTCTTTACGATTTGATATGTTCCGTCTACAAACTCGATTATCCCTTGCTCTAGCAGAGGTTTAATCAATTTTTCTATGCTTCTGTGGCAAATTATGTGTTCCTTGTTTCCACAAACCCAAAGATTTGATGGCTGGTTGTCCAACTTGTCCAAGTTTATGTGATGAACCACCTCATTCTCGGTTGGAAGTCTGCCAATAGTCCGTTCAACAACTAAAGTGTGTTCATATACATACCCTTGATTATCTGCCCTTTCATGGGTAGGATTCCAAATCCCAACATAACCATCACCCTTCGTTATTCTCCCACCCTTCCACGCATGATGGTTCATCCCTTTGTCTTGCCGTATTTCTATGCCAAATGACCGAAGCTTTCTTGAAATGTTCGACTTTGAACCTTCTGACAATCCATACATTTTACATATCTCAGCTAAATTCTTTCGCTGATTTACATACAAATCAACGACAACATCCCACTCCGGGAGTTTTCTTTTATATTTTCCTGTACGCATCCTCTTTCCCTTCAAGTAATTGACCGAATATCGCAACCAATACATTGCGAATAATCGAATTGCCCGCTTGCTTATAAAGCTGAGTATTTGAATTCACCGCTTCCGCTTTATGGAAGTCCCCGTCCGAGAAGTCCATGTGTCTCCAACATTCCTTTGGAGTAAGTTTGCGGATGCGGTACTTCTCTATTCTGCAAATCTCAGATTCCGAAGCAGTAAGTGTCGGACACACATCTCCGCCTTCTTGGACTCTTCCTCTTCGTGTAGCGGAGCTAGGGAAACTGAGGTCTGCTACCCCCCCCCACTTTGCACTCGATATATCCTTCTTTTGTTGCTTGTTTGATCCGTACAGTTTCCATAACCATATTGTCCTTCTGTACACTTGTTATAGTGTTGCAGATACCTTGGCTATTTGGTTCAAGTCTCTGCTCTGTCGGTGCGCCTACAGTTCTATCCGAAGGATTCTCAGGGTTTCTGCCACGCATGGCAACAATGGGTTTTTCGCAAATATGCGGCATTGTATTTCCGTGATCCATACCGCTACAAAGCGTTGGCGATACCCCTTCTGAATCATAAACCGCTCTACTCTGAGTTTTCTTATCAGATAAATTTCCCATATGCCTTACCTCGTTAATTATCATCGGTTGTCTGCCCCCCCTTGCATTGTTGTTAAAGTAGGAGAAACGGCATCCGTATCCCATACATTTCCCGCAAATCCAGTACCTCTGTCTTCTCCGTATATATTGCCTAATCTTCTTTCCATTCGATTACTCCATTCTGTGTATCAAATCCGGTGCCGAATCCCTTATAATCTCTTGCCATCAAGGTCTTTGCAATATCTGCTGTCCTATCAATCCTCTTAAGATTCATATGGCAAGGTTCTTTCAATGACACCGGAACCTTCTGCTCTGTGGTTGCTGATTCCTCGGTCTGTTCGTGCCGCAATGCAGTTTGCGATATCGATTCTTCTCGGCTCGTTAATCGATAAGTCGATGCAAGTCTGCTCTGCTCTGCTCTGCTCTGCTCTGCTCTGCTCTGAGGGATTGTACCATCGGCAATCAGCTTGTCAATCAACTGTTGTGCCTTTTCGTTGTTGATGTAGTATTTCTCATCCACTTCGTCCTCAAGATAATCCTTCATAGTCTTCGTGAGCGGAATCGGTTTCGGAAACTCATACCGGTAGTCTCCCAGGATGCTCACCATGAAGCATCGGTTCCGATTCTGTGCTACGCCGTAGTTCTTCGCATTAAGGTCTTGCCAGTAGTTAGAATATCCTTTACTGGATAGAAAATTTATCCACTTCTGAAAGTCTGGCATATTTGCCTTGCTATGCACCTGGGGAACATTCTCCATCAGAAGCACTTGTGGAAGGTTCTCAACCTCGTTCAAAATCCTTTCCACTTCCCAAAGGAGTCCGCTTCGTGTACCGCTGCCCTTCGACATCCCACGCATCTTCCCAGCGACAGACAAATCCTGGCATGGAAAGGAGTAACAGAGTATGTAGGCGTATTTCTCTGTTTCTACGATTCCCAAATCTTTTCCGGTTGTCTTCGTTACATCCATAGTAGGAAAGTTAGTTCCATGTATTGCGTTGTAGCTTGCAATAGCGTACTTGTCAAATTCCACTAATCTGTAATGCTCAAAATCTGCTCCCAAGTCTCTAAGTGCCATTGACTGCGATCCCACACCCCCGAAAACCTCTATGAGGCGAATCGGCTTGTTAATTTTGAATGGCTTCCCAACCATTTCAAAAATCGTCATCTGGTTTTCACATTCGTATTTCATTTTTTCACAGGAGTAAACTGCAGTTTATTGTCCGGACAAACCTCTTTACTCCTTTCTGTTTTTATGTTTTTATACTACTTTTTTTCTCTTTCTCATTTCCCAATCGTACATCGCTCTGCCGAATTTGAAATCTTCCCTTCCAGACCGGTCCTGTTTTCTATTCGCTTCTGTTATCTTCTCATGACACGCCGCACATACTCTCTGGCCTTCCTTGAGTTTGTCACCGCAGAAGTAACACATACCAAATTCCGGGCGTAATCTCCGCGGAATCGTACCTCTCCTCAACCGGCGGTACTCGTTCCGCTTTTCTCTGCACATCTTGCAGCTCTTCTGACCTTCTATGGCCTTTCTCTTATTGCACCTAATGCATATTCCATTTGCGGAAGATTCCGCATAAATTTTCTTACTACTCTTTCGGTGAATCTCGTTGTAATGCTCCCTGTCCCGGTTCTGTTGTCGTCTATATCTTTCAGCATTGCACTGAAGACAAGCTCTCTCATCACCATATAACTTTTCTTTATGACATCTCGGACAAACGCCCATTTTTATGTAAAACTCATAATTGGCTCGTTTATTCTGATTGTCCTTATCTTTGCACACAGAGCAGAACACTCCGTCTGTGTCTTTTTTTTCTCCACACTTGACGCAAAGACCATTCTCTTTCCGTTCCCTATATAATTCCTTTCTACAAGGCATTATCCATCACTCCTAGTATTTAATGTTCATATTGCCGTGTTCGTTAATCCAGTCAATTACTTCCTTGTAATTCAGACCGCCTTGTTCCTTCGGTCTCATAATGTAATCGTACTGTTTCGGATGCGTTTCCTTCATTCGTTCAAAGCGGTTCGGTGACTTCTCCAGGTGGCAGCCAAAACCACAAAACATACATCCAGTTCTGTCGCATCCAGTGGTCTTTAATAATCTCCTGTCCTTCTCAAAAATCCCTAAATCCATCTGCCCTTCGAGCTGTCCTTCTCCTTCGTAGTCGATAACAATCTCTCCATAGACATCGGCAATAGGAAGGTTGTTTTCCTTTATGTAGAGAAGCACATCTTGCTCTGTCCAGAACGCCATAGGATTACTGATAGGGGACTTTAGGTTAAAACCATTACATCCGTTCTGTAACCACTTTTGAGTACGCATCTTGCTTTCGCTCGCCATTACCGCAGTCATAGGCATTCTTCCAGTTTTTCTTGAATATGCGTGTACTGGAGACTTCTTCATAACATTGCAACACATATGAGATATTTCAAACTTCGCATCAAGGAAAAACATATACTTTGACCTATCATACATACTTGACTTTTCGTTTGTGATAACACCTTTTTCTTTATGTTCTAGTTTCCCTAACAATTTTTTTAGACGTGCTGGTTCTTTTTTTACAGTACCAAACACTCTATCGCATTCGTAATTATAAATGTGCTTTTCTCCGCATATAGCGGATTTTAAATGATTTATATGGGCAATCTCACTAGGGATGTTCCCCATCTTTATTGCTGTGTAGCTTGGATTCCCCTTGTCTATCCGCCTGTCTATTCCTAGAATATCCGCCATGTAATTGTGATTCGGTACTGTCTGTCTGTCTGTCTGTCTGTCTGTCTGTCTGTAAGGATTCTTCACGCCTTGCAAGGCTTGTCAAGTATTTCCTCGCACCATAAACGCAGTCCGATACTTCCTTGCTGATAAACGGATACCCATACTTCTTAATTACTTGCTTAAATGTCATTTTCGGTTTTAACCAATCGACATTATCAAAGCCTCGGACAAACTCTCTAATCTCCGGATATTCAAGTCCTGTGTCAACAAATACCGCCTTTACATTCGGATATAGTTTCCGAACAATATCGAGCAATACTGTGCTATCCTTACCACCGCTGAAACTTACATATACTCCGTCCTCTCCGTACTCACGAACCCAATCTCTGATTCGTTCCTCTGTCATGCGGATTTTTATCGATAATGGAAGTGATTGCCACTGTTGCAATTCTTCCAGTGTGTGCTTTGCCAAATTTATTCTCCTTTCCCCCCATCGTGTGACGGACGATGGGGATTTGAAACAAGTAGGTAGAACCATGCACCGGAATGTGATACGAAAACAAAAGGTGCATATATCTCAAACAGCTTTCGCCGCTGCTTGCTACATCAATCCGGTATGCCGCGGATACAACTCTTTGTACAAATCACGTTCCGTCTGTACACGGATAAGCTCGATTTCCACATCCGTCTTTGGTTTGTCCGTGGCCTTAAATTCTTCCAGGTCCGGTGTAAAAGGTAGCGGTCAATCCAAATTCAATGCAATTCTGAGACATTCATCGATTCGATCCATTTCATCTTTTCTCAGAGTGCAAAGAAAATTATCCAGCCTGTCCTTGCTTATCGTTGTTACACCCTCACACAAGGCCGTAGACACTTCTCTCGTCGTTGTTACCTTTGTGTGAGTAGGTAATTTCACTTTCGGCTTTGTAGTAAGAAACACCACTGTCACGTTGCCGCTATGCTCATTACCAACATCATTACTCACGATTACCACCGGTCTCCCACCATGTTGCTCACTTCCAACGCAACTCCAGCCGCCAGCCACATAAAATACATCTCCTCTGCATATATTCATGCTTTATCTCCTTTACAAATAATTCTTTCCAAACTCTCTTATAAACTCTTCCCTGGTCCCGTAATGCTCCTCATAATAGGACTGTGCCATCGTTTTTAGTTTCAAATCCACGTCTTTGGCATCCTTACCGGCATACACTCCATTTGGGTGTAAATCCGGTCTTAATGGAGCGATAAATCCGTACTTTTCACATTTTTTCTTCATGCCACCACCCATGTTGTAGAAAATATGGTGTCTCTCTACCGGGGAGCTACCGGTGAACATACAATGGTCCATATCATCCGTAAAAACGCTTTTTAATCGCTTCGCCATGCCTTTGTCATCCTTTCCAGTTCTCTCGGAGTGAGAGTTTCAATGCCTCTCTCCTTTGCTTCCGCAACAGTCCCTTCTATCAACTTCGACATCTCGTAGGAATCGTAGGTGTGGCTGCCTCTGTAAATCTTGTAAAATCCAACCTCTTGCCCATTCTCCTCGGAAAACTTCACTGGTATTGTATGTAACGTCTCCAGCTCCATCATGTACTCGTATGGGGCATTGGTTTTATACACCATTGGCGATCTGTCCGGAAGTAATTCCGGTTGTCCGTACCGGCAAATCATAAGATTCTTTGTCCACGCCTTCGACCGGACATCTGCTTCCGCAATCTTCCCAACAAGAACGTGAAAATATGCATTGGCATCCAGTGAACGCCTCTCCTTATGCCTCTCTGCCTTTATATCAATCTTTTCAATCTGTGCCAAGGCATTCAAGTCGTCCACCGGCTCCGTGTCGATGATGAAGGACACCATAAGCTTTTTACTGACGATATCCCTCGCCACCGATACAAGTCTTCCTGTCGTGTTCACCTAAATCACATCTCCTTGATTTTTCCCCAATTATCCATCGCATTGCGGAACTGATTCTCCGTCATATCCTCAAACTTCTTGAGCTTGTACAAAACGAGAACCTTCTGCACGTCGATTCCGTCTTCCTCGCACTTTTTGGCGATTGCATCAACCTTCATCTTTGCAATCTTCATTTTTCCGACTTCCTTCACCTGGTTGTCGAATTCTTCCGCAGCTCTCATATTCTCGTCATCAGCATCCTTTGAATCATCCAGAAGAAACATTCCGTTCAGAGCGTACTTCCTTGCGTAAGAGGATGCCATTCCGGTAATCTGGGAATCATCTGCCCCCTTCTTATCCAGAGCTTCCCTTGCGTTTGCAGACACTGTAAGAACGTCATCGCTCTCAAGGTCCCTTAAAGTCGCAATAGCTCTTACATAAACTCTTTCACCCACCTGTACCATTTCGTCCGAAAGAAGGAGCAGTGCCTTTTCTTCTGCCAGGTAAGGCTTGGCGGCCTCGCAAATTCCTTCCGCACTTCTGTACTTGTACTTTCCGAACTCGTTGTACAAATTCTTCGGCACCTTAAGCTTCGTCTGTATTCTCAGCAGTTTCTCCATTAACGCACCCATCTGCCTTCTCTCCCTTCTTCTCGTATTCCTCAACCTCGACAGCAAATGACACATTACCATCCGTTGCCACAATCATCTCATCCATCATCATCCCGGCTAATAATGCCGTAGGGAATCTCATCTCAATGTTGTTATACTTCTGTCTTGCAGTAACCTTAACCATAATCTCATCATCCTTTCTCAATCCATGTAATTTTCAGTCCACTTACGGAATCTGTCATTCACACAACGCTCGCAATACAATGTCTCTTCGATGTCGTACAAGGCATCGTCATAAATTGGCTCATCACATCCGTAACAAACTGGTAATCTCTTTGCCCATGCTTCCTGTTCCGCATCATGACTGTTGAAGTCGGAAATAGGATCATCGGAATAACTCATATCGCACCAACTTTCTTTTTTCGCATTTTTCTTTCTACGAGGTTATTATTTTCTCCTTTAGGGGAAAATATATAACCGAGATATACTAAACCTAATACTTAACCTAAACCTATACCTAAATCTAAACCTAAACCTCAGTAAGCCAGATGTTGCAAAAATGTAAGCCATTTGCAAGCCAAATGTTCAACATTTTGCAAGCCACTTTGAAACATTTTTGCAAGCCATTTGTAAGCCACTTTTACGCCGTTTCTACTCTTCCGTTTCCGGTGAAAGTCCAGTAACTACGCCGTTTTCGATGATTACCTTCATGCCACAGGCAGCGTACATATAGCAATCAATCAGCGTCAAATCGTTTAAAAAATTCTGCTCTCTCATACCGCAACTCCTTTCTGCGCCATCTCTTCTCTCAGCGCGTAAATATCTTCCCATGTCAGCGCATATTTTTCTAAAAACGCTCCAGCTTTGATGTAATACTTCTTATTTTTTGTTCCGTAAATCGAATCGATCGCTTCGGCAATATCCGAAAAATCTCCCCGGCGTACCAGGTTCTGGAACCGCTGCCGGTCCATTTTTAGGAAGTAACACGCCTCATTAACAGTGATGTTTTTAGTGGCAAATGCCATGCTATCACTCCTTTCACAGTCTCACTTATGCGACTGTTGGCGCAAAAAAAATAGCATTCACTTCGTCGCAAGTCAGTTCCAATTCCTTCGCAATTAAATCTGCTTCATGAAGAGTAATAGTTTTCCCTTCTGCGCTTATTTTGCGATATAAAGTGGCCCTGTCTATGCCAATCCGCTCCGCTAATTCACCTACATTGATCCCTTTTTCAACAATCTTCCCTTTTAACTTGTTTACATTAACCATTGTCTTTTATCACCTCTTTCGTGTTGTATTGCGTCTCACATCTGAGACATCCTCATCATATCATATACAAAACGTGTTGTCAACACTTTTTTCTCACAAATGAGAAATTTTTTATTTTCGTGTTATTTTAGTGTTGCAAATATGCGAAAAACATGATATAATAGAACCATCCCAAAAAAAGAGGTGATACTATGAATATAGGACAAAGGATTAAGGAAAGAAGAATGGAATTAGGAATGACTGCTGATGAATTGGGAGCGGTCATAAACAAGTCCAGAGCTACTATTTATAGGTACGAAAACGGAGATGTGGAGAATATGCCAACCCCTATATTAGAACCGCTTGCATCCGCATTAAAAACCACGCCAGCGGAACTTATGGGATGGGAACCAGAAACATCCGCACCAGGAATGACGCTTTTTCTTGAAGAATACAAAAACAAACTTTATGTAGACGAGATAATGGGATACATAGAAAAATTAAATAACGCTGGAAAAGTAGAAGCTGTACAAAGGGTAAAGGAACTTACATTCATTCCGCGCTATGTCGAAGTCGAAGTAACGCTCCTAAATGCAGCACATGAAAGAACAGATATCGGGGTAACCGATGAAATGAGAAAGCATGATGATGATATTATGGATGATGATGATTTTTAGTCCGTATTATAGTACATAATTTTGGTTACTATAAAGTAGAGGTGATGATATGAATTACGAAACTCTACTTATCGAAGCAGAAAAAGAAAAGCTGATAGTTAAAGAAAAACCACTGAAGGCGAATGATGGCAGAATAAAAGGGAACCGCATTGCAATCCGGAAGGACATCCCTACTCTCGCAGAAAAGGCGTGTGTGTTGGCAGAGGAAATCGGCCATCATAAGACAACAGCTGGCAATATAATAAGCCAGGAAACCATACTGGAAAAGAAACAGGAGAATGCCGCACGTCTGTGGGCCTATAATCGCCTTATAGGACTCCGTGGGATTATAGACGGATTCTCTCATGGGTGCAGAAACAGAATGGAGCTGGCGGAATATTTGGGCGTTACAGAAGTATTCTTGCAAAATGCTATTGATTGTTACAAGAGGAAGTACGGCCAGTATGTGGCATTGGATAACTATATTATTTATTTCGACCCATCACTTGCGGTACTGATGGTATAATGCAAAGGAGGAAGACCATGAATAGATTTTTCAATTCGATAAAGTTTAAAATGTTAGAAAGGAAAATAGCAAAAATATTTGAGGTAGATAAAAGCCAATTCGGTCCACTTGAATCACTCGCAGAAACAATACTAACTTGTCCAAAACTTTTTATCAAAAAAGATTCTTTACTTAATATAAATAAATATGTCACATTTGATTTAATGCTCGTTTCGTTTTCTTATGCAAGATATTTAGTGGGCCAAAAATTTATAGATGCGCCAATTGCGGAAGGAGAACTTTTGGGTTATGTTTATGCTGGTTCAAACGGGATGTATGGACTCACACAGTACGATATTCTTAATTCCGGTAATTTTCGAATATCTGTATTTGAAAAGATTTTTAACGAATCAAAGAATTTAACAGATGCATTAGATAAGGTCCTGGAAGAAGCAGTAATATTGATTGCTCATGATTTTGATTCATGCGGTCCAAAATATTATGGTGAAGATTCTCCGCTTACTGTTCTCCCTATACATATACAAACTCAATTAGAATTAGAGACAATCTCTTACCTTTCTCCTATGTTTAAGGCATTAGAAAGGGTTATATCTAATTATTAAAACAAAACGCCCCGGCGGCAACCGGAGCGAGATGCCATGCAAGGGAAGCCCTTACACGAATTATTTGTATCGGACGTGTATATTATACCACTTCCCTTCTACAAAGTCACGCATTTTTTGGAAAGGAAGTGATTTTTTATGCCGAGAAAACGTCAGATAATGCGGAATCCGAATAACTACGGAACTATAAAGAAGCTCTCCGGGAACCGGCGTAGGCCCTGGATGGTTGGTGTGAATCCAAAGATAAATGATAAGGGAACCTACACCTATGATATCCTGGGATACTATGAGGATCGGACAGAGGCCATGATTGCTCTGGCGGAGTATAATAAGAATCCAGTAGACCTCACCAGAAAGGACCTCACATTCGCTGAAATCTACGATTTATATTTCAACGATAAATTTGTCGTCTCAAAGAAAAAATTGTCAGAATCGGCAAAAAACGGAGCGAGAACGGCATATAATCACTGCAAGCCTCTTTACAACAAAGTATTTGCCGACTTAAGGCACAGGGACTTGCAAAAACTTGTAGATTCGATACCTCTCAAACATTCGTCTATAGAGAATATCGTTCTGCATATAAAGGGAATGTATGCGTATGCGCTACGAGAAGACATCATCCAGAAGAATCATTCGGAATTCTTACAGATAAACCGGCAAACTGATGATGAGCATGGCATCCGTTTTGCCCAGGAAGACATTGATAAGCTATGGGGCAACACTCATATACCTTTCGTAAAAATCATCCTCATTTACATCTACACGGGATGGAGAGCGCAAGAATTTTGTAGAATGCCAAAAGACAAAGTAGATATAGAAAATATGATTATGACCGGCGGAAGTAAGACAGAAGCTGGTAAGGACAGAATAATTCCGATCCACTCCAAAATACAACCATTTGTAAAGGAAATTTATGACGCTCCTGGAATATATATGATTCCGTCTATGAAAAAAGAAGGTGGTTATCTCTCATACGCAAAGCTCAGGGACCTTTTTAATGAGACACTTTTGGATGTTGGCATCACTACGAAATACACTTTGCATGACTGCCGCCACACCTTTGACTCTATGCTGGATGATGTCGGAACCAACCCGGTAATCCGGAATCTTTTAATGGGACACTCCGGTAAGGGACTTGATGAAAAAGTGTATATTCATAAGACTGTGGAACAGCTCCGGGAAGCAATAGAAAAGCTTCCATAGTGTTGCTAGTTTGTTGCTATCAACCCCATGAAAGCTTTATCTTGCCTTTTAAAAACCCAGTAAAATCAAGGGTTTTACAGATATTGAAACCTAGAAAATATAATTTTCACCTAAAAATGTAAGTGCAAACATACCGCTTCCCACATGGGTGCCGATAATCGGACCGATATTGGTAATAATAACATCCTTTACCAAACCTTCGGACAGCAACTGTTCCTTTAACTGTTCCGCCACTTCCGGCGCATCGGCATGTCCTACGATTACCGTCTGCTCTGCCGGATTCGTTCCGTCATTTACCAGACGCTCTCGTAAATACTCCATGCCTCTTTTTGTCCCGCGAAGCTTCGCTACTACCGTAAGCTTACCTTCCCTGTCCACACTTAAAATCGGCTTAATCTTTAATGCAGTACCTACCACTGCTTCCAGACTGTTCAAACGACCGCCTCTCTTTAAGTGAATCAGGTCATCTACGGAAAACCAATGGCAGATATTGGTACAGTTCTCCTTTATCCATGCTGCCACTTCTTCAAAGGACTTTCCTTCCTTCTTCATACGTCCCGCAAGGTAAACAAGCAGACCCTCGCCGATGGATGCACACAAGGAGTCCACACACTCAATCCGTCTGTCCGGATACTCCTCCGCAAGATCCATTGCAATCAAACGCGCGGAATTATAAGTTCCGCTTAACCCCGACGAAAAAGAAATATACAAAACATCCTTGCCCTGCTTTAAGAAACCTTCAAAGGTCTCTTTAAACACACTCGGTGTAATCTGGCTGGTCTTGGACTCTGCTCCTTCCTTAAGCTGTCGGTAAAACTCTTTACAAGTGATTTCCTCTTCCTTTGGGTCGTAAGAATAGTCCCGTTCTCCCAAATGAATCGTCATAGGAATCATGGTCAAACCATACTCCTCGATGACAGACTGCGGCAAATCACAAGTCGCACCACACACAACTACATAATTGTCGCTCAT